TCCGCTTCAGGCAGTGGCGAGATCTGTGGACACCGACAATGAAGCCGTGGACTGGAACAAGGCCAGTCTTCAGAATCGGGCCGTCACTTCCGGAGTCTTCACTACCCCTCCGGACGCGATCGTCTCTCAAGACCAGTACGACACTCTCAAAGAACAGATCTGGGCTCAGCACGTGGGTTCAGACAACGCGGGCGCTCCCTGGATAGTGACCGGCGGCGCTCAATGGACTCAGATGTCCCTCTCTCCTCAAGAGATGGACTTTCTCGAATCAAGAAAGTTTCACGTCTCCGAGATCGCAGCGGTCTTCGGTGTGCCGGTAGTCCTTCTCAGTGCCGAGAGAACGACATACAACAACATGGCGACCGCAAGAAGGCTCTTCTGGGAAGACACGATCATTCCACTTCTCTCAAGCATTCAGGAGGTCATGAACCTTTCTCTTTGCCGCTGGTACGATCCCTCGATCTCAGATATGGTAGCGCCAAACACCTTGCGAGTCACTTACGACCTGTCGAATGTTCCGGCCATGAGGGAAGGTCTCAATGAAAAGGTCATGGCTGCCGCGACACTCTACAACATGGGCGTGCCGTTCAACACGATTAACCAGAGACTGAATCTCGGATTCGATTCTGTACCGGGCGGCGATGAACCTAAACCGGCTTTCGGATTCATGAGTGCGGAACCTCCGGAAACGAAAGGGAAGCCGCTCACCGAAGAAGAAAAGACAGTTCTCTGGAAAGCCAGAGACAACACTCGTAGGCAATGGGAATCGAAGATTGCTGAATCTGTTCAAGAGAGGTTCAAGGAAGAATCGAAGATAGTGGTGAAGGCTTTCGAAGAGAGAGGAGAAGCCGGAGCGCTTGCGGCTATCGAGTCTCAGAGACGCGACTGGGAAGTGCTGCTAAAGGGCGCTTACATGGCCGTGATTGAATTCTTCGCAGAGAGAGCGGCCAACAGACTCATCGGAAAGGCGAGAGGCCCGACTGAAAAGAAGTTTGCCTTCGATCCATGGGCTCAAAGCGTTCAGATGTGGATAGCAGCCGTGGCCGGAAGGAAGATCACCCGGATGCTCTCTACCACTCAACAGACTATCGCGAAAGAGATCGGAAAGGGAATGAGTCAGGAACTCACCAGCCTTCAGATAGCGAAGATGATCGAGAAGCAATACGATTCGTGGCGAGGTCTCGGCGACAGTGCCATGACCGAGTACCGCTCGCTAATGATCGCAAGGACAGAGACCGGCGGAGCTGCGAACTTCGGGAATAGGGAAGGAGCGGCGCAAACGGGTCTCGAACTCTCAAAAACATGGATCTCTTCGAGGGATGGGCGCGTTAGAGATGAACATTCCTTCATGGACGGCGAGACCAGATTATTCAATGAACCGTACAGCAACGGACTGATGTATCCGGGAGATCCCGGGGGCAGTGCGGATGAGGTAATCAATTGCAGGTGCGTGGAAACGTATGACCTTATCGAATGAGGTGATGACATGGAACTGAAAATGCTGAAGCCTAAACAGGCTCAGATGAAAGTGATCGAAGAAGAGAACGGCCCCGGGTATATCGAAGGATACGGGGCCGTTTTCAATAATGTCGATGATGGCGGCGACAAGATACTTCCCGGAGCTTTCAAGAAGACGATCATAGAAAAACTCCCCATCAAGAGAATCAAATTCGTCGACTTCCATAACGGCTGGAGATCGAGCGAAGACATTATCGGAATTATCGAAGAAGCCAAAGAAGACGAATTTGGCCTTTGGATAAAGGCCCGGCTCTCAAAATCAAATCGCGCTCAGGAAGTCCGCGAGAAGATCAAGGATGGAATTCTCGACGCTCTCTCGATCGGATACAGATGTGTGAAATACAAGTACGAGAAAGAAGACGAAAATGAACCGGATATTCGAGTGCTTGAAGAAATAGAACTTTACGAGGTTAGCGTCGTTGCATTTGGGATGAATTCTCTTGCCGTAATTACCGACGCGAAGAACTCAAACGAGATCGGAGTATCAAAACTCTTCTCTATGCTGCAAAGCAAGATCGAGACGGTAGGACTTTCCGAAAGCGAAAAGAAAGAATTGCGTGAATCAATAAACAACCTCAAAGCACTTCTGGACGATGAGCCGTCGAACGACACTCAGAATCCAAAAGCCGCTATCCCACCTTCTGAGCCGGATGACCACTCAGATGAAATCAAGAGACTATTCGAAGAACTGAATGTTGCGAAGGAGTTCGAGAAGGAGCAGGCCCTTCTTGATGAATTCCGCAACTTCGGCAAATCACTCAGTGAGGTGAACTAAGTATGGAACTCAAAGAGCTTCAGGAGCTTCTCGGGACCTACAAGAACGACATGAAGGAGCTCCTTTCAAAACAGGCGGAAGAACTGAAGAAGTACGGAGAAACAACGGCTGAGACTGCCAAGTCGATCGAAGGCATAGACGCAACTATCAAGAGCATAACCGACGGCATGGAAGCGGCCAAGAAGAGAATGGACGAGCTCGAAGCGAAAGCCGGAAGACTCGCCGAACCGACAGTGACCGAGTTCAAGAGTCCCGGTCAGACATTCGTGGAATCAGAAGCCTACAAGGCCGTCAAGGACAAGGGCCTTCCGATAAAGTCAGAGGCCGTTCAGGTGAAGACACTCATCACCGGAGCATCGCTCGGCAACCTCGCCGGATACCTCTATCCGTCCTATCGAATCCCTGAAATTGTGGAAGACCCGAGAAGGGCCGCAAGAGTCAGGTCTCTTCTCAACGTCATTCCCACTACCGCGGGAGCTATCGACTGGATCAGAGAAACAGGTTTCACCAACAACGCCGCTGTTGTGGCGGAAGGCGAAGGAAAGCCCGAATCCGCGATCACCTTCGAGAACAAGAGCAACACGATCAAGACGATAGCACACTGGATACCAGTGACGAAGCAGATCCTTGCCGACGCTCCCGGACTTCAGGCGTATATCGACTCGAAGCTGATCTATGGACTCTACCTCAAGGAAGACGATGAACTCCTCTACGGAACAGGCGAAGACGGAGACATCCACGGTATCACGACCGATGCGGATGTTCAGACTTATCTTTGGTCTGACGGAACAGCCGGAGACACGAAGCTCGACGCTATCAGAAGGGCCATGACCAAGGCTTACCTTGCCTACTACCCTGTCGATGGTATCGTGCTTCATCCAAGCGACTGGGAAGACATCGAACTCCTCAAATCCAGCGACGGTATGTATGTCTGGGTTAACGTGAACGTTGGAGGTCAGGAAAGACTCTGGAGAACTCCGGTCGTCGTATCGGCGGCTCTTACAGAGGGAACCTTCATCACCGGATCGTTTGGTCTCGGTGCCACACTCTGGGACAGACAGGAAGTCACAATCTCTGTCTCCGGATCGCATAGCGACTTCTTCATCAAGAACAAGCTCGCTATCCTCTGCGAAGAGAGAGTGGAGCTCACCGTTGAAAGACCCGAGTCGTTCGTAATCGGAACCTTCGACTCAGCACCTGCCGAAGCGTCATAAAATGATGGGCCGGGAAACCGGCCCTTTTTCTTCGAGGTGAAAGATGTTCTCGATTCTGATCCCCTTTCAGGGAGGCAATGCACATAGAGAAAAGATATTCAACTGGCTCGTGGGGTTCTACGAGAAGAACGTCCCTGAAGCCGAGATCGTGATCGGGGAAGACTACACCGGCAGGATCAATCGCTCAAGGATGAGAAACGACGCGTTCAACAAATCGACGAGAGACATTCTCGTCTACATTGATGCGGATGGACTGATTCGACCCGAAGACATACGGGAAGCAGTGAAGAGAGTCAGACGCGGAACCGCGATGGTTCAGGCCGAGACGGTGACATGGATAACGAAAGAATCCACCGCCACGATCCTAGACGGTCCTACCGACTGGCCTCCTATCGAGAAGAAAGATGTTCAAGCAGTCGAGAGGGTGCTCGGTGAGTTCTTCGTACTCTCAAGAGAGACGTTCGAGAAAGTCAGAGGGTGGGATGAACGCTTCGAGGGGTGGGGTGGTGAAGATCAGGCCTTCAGGTGCGCGATCATGGCGCTTGTTGGAAAGATCGAAAAACTACCTTCAACGATCTATCATCTCTGGCATCCGAGAACGGTCAACGAATGTCCGAAACATTCGGGATTCAAGGCGAACAAGGTTCTTCGAGACAGGTATTTGGCATATCAGGGTAATTCAAGGGCAATGGAATCGTTGATCTCCGAGAGGTTTACCGATTCAAGAGTCTCGGTAGACTTCTATGCGCAGGCCGCCCATTACTTCGATCATCTCGAAACGATATGGAAGGCAATGCCCGATTATCTTAGAGGCAAGTTCTATGTCCTTTCGCAAATAGGTGCTCATTCACGATCGAAGAAGATCCGAACATATCTCATGCCCTCGCACCTCGAAGTCGTTCAGAGCTTGCGGAAAGGAACAGGCCCGGTCGTTGTGGCCGGTATTGAGGACGCGAAGACGGCATACGCAGCTGGAAGAATCCCCTTCCTGGTCGATCACGGAGCAGGTCAGACCTACATTGACTCGAATCACCCATCATACGCGAGGGGAAATGGAAGAGACTTCATGGGTCTCTTCATCGTTCCCAATGAATGGTGCGAGAGAGAGAACAAGAAAGGTTGTCCGGAAGTGCCTACCGCGATAGTGGGCTGTCCGAAACTTGATCCCTGGCATAACAGACCCGCGAAGAAGAGAAGCAATCCTCCGGTGGTCTGTGTCTCGTTCCACTGGGATTGTTCGATCTCGGTCGAAACAAGAGGCTCGTTCGATTACTTCAAAGACATTCTCCCGGAGCTTGCGAAATCAACAGAGTTCGAGCTTGTAGGTCACGCTCATCCGAGACTGGCGAAGATAGCTTATCCCTTCTATCACAGGCATAAGATAAGGATCCTCAAGACCTTCGACGATGTCCTCAATGAAGCAGATATCTATATCACCGACAATTCTTCGACACTGTATGAATTTGCAGATCTCGACAGGCCCGTGGTCGTTCTGAACCCTCCATGGTTCAGGCGAGATATTCATCACGGACTGCGGTTCTGGGAATGCGCAGATGTCGGTGTGCAATGCGAGAAACCGGAAGACTTGAAAGAAGCGATTCTCAAGGCGATAGAAGATCCAAAAGAAATAGCAGACAGAAGACGCGAGATCATGTGCGATGTATATCCCTTCAAGGGAAACAGCTCGCAGCTCGCGGTTCAGGCAATAGAAAAACGCTGGAAAGAACTCTTTGAAAGGAGGGGAGAGAAAGTGAAGGTGAAGGTGAGAATAGAAAGAC